ATACAGGATTACGATTGTATAGTACCGGCTGGAAGATTTAAACACAAATCTCCGTACTTTACTTTCTAAGTATAGAGATGCCCGCTAAAGAAAATACTGAAAGAAACACAGCAATTGATTACATTAATAGAGATATTGTTAATGTAAAAAACGATATTCAAACTTTGAGCAAACTTGTAAGAGATGGCAATGGCCAACCAAGTTTAATGCAACAGGTTGCAACTTTAAACAATGAACTGTTGCACGCTAAAGCTGAACTGCAAAATAGTATTTATGAATTAAGAGAATCTGTAATGACATGTCAACATAGACATGAAAGTAGATCTAAACTTGCCTGGCACTTTAAAACAGCTATAGTTGTGTCTCTCATTACAAGTATAACTAGTATTATTATACATTTTTATAAGTAGATTTTCTTAAAAAATAGCTTATACTCTCTTTATATGAAGGGTATACAGCTCACGTTAGAAGAAAAACAATTATTAATTGAGGCGCTTTTATTTTCTAGCCATGCAGACATTTGTGCTGAATGGACTCCGAAACAAAATTTGCTAATGGTTGAATTAGCAAATAAATTAAATGAGCCTAATTTTAAACTAAACAACATATACCTTTGGGATACAGGCATTTTTGAAGGTCAAGAACTAGCAGAGTATGTAAAAAAGACCTTTAATAATTTACCTCTTCAAAGTATAATTACAGATTAATGAATGTCTATTTAGGTTTTTGTAGTCCTGACGAGTCTGAACAAGCAAATAAGAAAAGACTCGGCAAATACAGCATTTATAATAGTGAATGTTTTAAAAACATTACAGCAATTAATCCGTTATTAAGTAATACAGATAGTATTGCAAAACAATATAATAAATTAATACAAACCTATAGTTCTCAGGATTGTATATTAGTTTTAGCTCATGATGATGTTCTTATTACAGATAAGAACTGGATTAATAAATTAAAAATTGCTTTAGACAAATATGATGTTGCTGGGTTAGCAGGTGGTAAAGACCCTGCTATTGCTAAGCCTTGTTTGTGGCATTTAATGTGTCCAACCACTAAACACAGCGGCACAGTAGGTCACCATATGGATAATAATACATTTAAAACCCATTTTGGACCAACAGGTAGAGTGTTACTTTTAGATGGTTTATTTTTAGCATTTAACCCTAAAAAGATATACGAAGCAGGGGTTAAGTTCGATGAAACATGTCCTGCTAAATTTCATTTCTATGATATCGATTTTAGTTTAACATGTAATAAAGCCAAACTAAAATTAGGTACCATTAATATTGATGTTATACATGCATCTCCTGGGTTAAGATCCTATACAAAAGAATGGCTTGACGGGCAAGAATGGTTTTTAAATAAATTTAACCGTGGAGAATATTAATTTTTATACTAAAATACATTTATGATTATCACAGACCAAAAAAAATATGATGGAGATTTTATTCACAAGCGTTTTGCTTATAAGTACTTTCGTGATCGTACTTTACCTATTGGTAATATCGTTAGCTTTGTAGCACCTGTAGAAGTCACTATTAACCTTATTGACTTAGAAGATTCTCTTGAGAAGGATTATATTTATAGTGATTCAATGGTTAACTTTTGCTGGGAAATACCTAATTTAGATCCGTTTGGTGCTGTATGTTTTCAGCGTTTATTTAATACATCAATCGCCAATATACTTCACAAAACTATTAATAAAGCTATTGAGATGAAAGGTGATGATATTATGGTTTATGATAACTTTACTCAAGGCGGTGTTAATCAGCAAAAAGGTAAAGCTTCAGTTAGTATTACATATTCTAAAGATAATGTAGCTATTGGTCATACTGGGGTAAATGTAGTAGCTGGTAAACAAGCTCCTGCTTTTGCATATAGCACTAATTTAACTCCAGAACAAACAGTTAAGTTTCAAAACGACGTTATTGATACCTTTTATGCTATGGTAGATAATATTTTCGTAGCTACTACTAAGATTACTCTTTAATGTTCGAATATATTAACAAAATCCTTTATAAAACTAAAGGATCTGCAGATAATGTTGAGCAGAGTGAAGAGTTTCAACCATTTTTAGTACAAAGATGGTGCTCGATGTATTCTCCTCAAATATCTGATATTGTTAATCAAACAAGCAATAGAGTGTGGACAGTTTTAGATAAAGAAATGTGGTTTAAGTATCTTAATGGTATTTTACCTGCTTGTAAGTTTAAACGTATTAGTTACATAAAGAAAAAGAAAGATACAGAAACTAAAGCTGCTAATAAACAAAGTGTTACTAAACTTGCAAACTACCTTGAAATTTCATCAAGAGAGGTAAATTTATACATAGAACAATTTAACTTACAATTACCAAATGAAAAAAAGCATACAACATAAACTTGAAAGAGATTTAAAGTCTAGCGGCTTATCTGTAGCAGATCAAAAGAAAGCACTTCAAGCTAATGAACTAATTGAAACTGATAATACTAAAGGAATGGTTAGACTTGAGGAGTATGCAAATAGTGACATGAACCTTAAGAACTGGCAACTTACTGCAGTATTAGATGATATTCTTTTCTGTCAATTTGCTGATACAAACGAAGATGGTACTATGATTCGTAGAGGTGATATCTGGATACCTATGAATGCGGTTCAACAAGCTTGGCGTGTTGCTAAGGTTATTCTAGCTGGACCTCGTGCAAAAGTAAAACCTGGTCAGCATGTTATATTTCCAAGTGTATTCGGTTTAAAAGCTAGTAACGTTAACAATATGAGGAATATTGTTTTTCTTAATGAAGACCGAATTTTTGGTGTAGCAGAACCGCAACAATAGTAAGTATAGGGGATGAGAGTATCCCAAGGAGCATTAGCTACTTTACTATCTAAAAACGCCGTAGAACTTAAGTTCGTACGGCGTCGTCCTATGCCAGGTGATAGGCCTACTCGTCGTATGTTAGCAACTAACGATTTATTATTGTTAAACAGCTCTGCAGGTAGAACAGCATTAAACTTCAGACCAGCATCCGGCAATCTTAAGTTTAATCCAGAAGCAAAAGGATTAATAGTTACGTGGGATATCTTTATGCAAGATTATAGGCTAGTTCCTTCAGAATCAGTCGAGGTGGTTGCAGTAATACCTACTACACCACCAGAACAGTTCTGGCAATACTTCAGCACATCTCTAAGTAAAATGTCTACGACAGAAAAGATGCGGTTTATGGACAAATAAAATGACTTTTAACTTAGACAACACTTTAAAACACTACTTTCAAAAAAACGTACAACTCACATTAAAAAACAAACCTTATAAAAAAGGCAAGTTAATTAATTACAGGTTATCCGGTTGTTATGTATGTATTATTCTTTTAACAGAAAAAAAGAAAGAGACATTTGAAATACCTTTTCCTTATACTATAAAAGTAGTAAATGACAAGCTAATTTTTGACTATACTTTAGAGGCTTTAGCTGAACAAGATTACGAACTATTAATTAATTTAAGATCTACATCTCAAGTTAAAAAGTGTAAATTTTATAATACAGTGCTTGCAATTATACCGTTGAACTAATCAGATAAGGTTCTACAATGAGTTAATGATTCTCAAAAAACCGTTATTAGAGTATTTTCCTGAAGGGTTTACACCTCGACCACATCAAATAAAAGGTTTTAATGCTATAGATGCAGCCTTAAGAGAAGGTAAAAAGTTTATTATAATAGAAGCCCCTACCGGTTCTGGCAAATCATTTATTAGTAAAACTCTAGCTAATATTACAAACGACTGTGATTCAGAGTTTAAAAATTTGGTGTTTAATTACTATGCTTACGATGAAGACTATGTTGATAGAATGGCTCTTTTTCCACCGCATGGTTTAGCTGCATTAACTACTACTAAGGTTTTACAAAACCAATATAAAGGGCTATTTAATGAGGCTACCGTATTTAAAGGTAAGTCTAATTATCAATGTGATGTAGAAGAAACTCTTACTTGTAACATAGCACCTTGCGTTATTACACAAAAGCTAAAGAAAGAGTGTTGGGAAGAGCATCGTTGTCCTTATTATGAAGCCCGTAATAGTGCTATTATTGATAGGTTTGCAGTACTTAACTACTCTTCCTTTTTTAATTTACCTAAACATCTCAGACATAGACAGATTATAGTATGTGATGAAGCTTCTGAATTAGAAGGAGAAATAGTAAAGAAACACTCTACAAACATTGATTACACCTTATTAACTAAACTAGATATAAAATTCTCAAAGCTATTAACTGATAAACCCAGTGAAGCTAGAGCTTGGTTAGAAGATCTAACTGAAGCCTTAGAAGAAGCTATTAATTCTCGAGCCAATCGCTCTCGTTATGACAACAACAAGTCAGAGTTAAGAAACCAACAAATAAGAAAAGATATACTTGAGTCTATTATTACAACCAAAAATCATTGGGATGTAACTGAGTATATTATAGAAAAGGATGCAGCAAGAGCTAGTTTTACACCTCTTAAAGTAGATAAGCTTAGCGATTGTTTGTTTGATTATGCTGATACGGTCATATTAATGAGCGCCACTATAGTAAACAAAAACATCTTTGCTAAAACATTAGGTATTGAAGATTACACTTTTATAGAGTTTGAATCTACATTTGATCCTAAAAAAAGTAAGATTCGTATCGATAGGAGATACCCGCTAAGCAAAGCGACAATGGAAAAGAACTTACCGAAAGTATTAGAAACTGTAGCAAGTATTGTAGAAAGTTATAAAGGCAAAAAAGGTATTATACATACTCATACAAACGTTATAACAGCAGCATTACAAAAAGTACTTAAAGGTAAACGTTTTCTATTTAGAGAAGACGCAGAAGTTAATGATAAAATTGTTGCTGAACATATGTTAAGACCAGATGATACAGTTCTTGTTAGTCCTTCATTAACTATGGGACTAGACCTTAAAGGGGATTTAGGTACTTGGCAAATAGTAATGAAGTTGCCGTGGATGGATTTAGGTAACAAGAGAGTGCAAAGACTCTCTAAGGAAATGCCAGAATGGTATACAATGAAAATGCTTATCACTTTAATACAAGCCTGTGGTAGATGTACGCGTTGTGAAACCGATGTAAGCGATACATATATATTAGATGGTGGGGCTTGGAAAGCTGTAGTAGAAAATAAAGATATCTTACCAAAACACTTTTTAGATCGTCTAGTGTAAGTATACAAGTGCAGAACTACACATTCCATTCGGAAATAGAGGATTTACTAACGCAGTTTCTACAGGCGTTTGATGGAGCTATTGTAAAACGTTACGACAATCAAGGTAACGTTGGCAATAACATTGCAGTTCGTTATGTATATGCACCAAAACAGAGAGTTTTATTTGATTTAGTAGATAAAGCTCAACACGCCACTTTACCTGCTGTAGCATTTTCAATAGCTAGTGTGGAAAGAGACAATACAAGAGTTTTTAATAAACTGTTTGGTCAGTACTGGGTAGATAATACTACATCTCAGTACAATTCTGAAAGCTCTAACCAAATACTACAACCTGTACCAATTAACATCACGGTTAATGTTAGTATTTTAACTCGTTTTCAAACCGATATGGATCAAATTTTAAGTAATTTTGTTCCTTACAGCGATCCTTATTTTATTATTTCTTGGACAAGAGAAGGAATGCCTGGTTTAGAAATTAGAACAGAAGTACTCTGGAGCGGTACTAATAATTTAACGTACCCGGTTGAGCAACAAGATAGCCAACCAACCAGAATGATATGCGATACATCATTTATTATTAAAGGATGGTTGTTTAAAGCAGATGCTAACCCAGTTGGTAGAATATTTAAAATTGATTCTAATTTTTATGCTGTTTCAGGTGTGCCTACTTTACAGAATATACAGTATTTAACCAACCCACAATATACAGAATCATTTGTAATTTCTGCAGCCCCTCAAATACCTTATTCAAGTCGTTGGATAACGCCAATTAAACAAGCTCTTAATCTTGACTTATTTGGTAGTGAACTTCAATATACGAATTATGTTTACTTAAGCGGTAACAACGGTATGTTTGGTCCTACCACCACATTTAACCCGTTTGTCAGTTCAACCGGTATGTCTTCTTATCCTGCTCTAACAGGTGTGGTACCAGCTTTAAGTTATAATATAATAAGCGATAATAAACTACAGGTCAATTACCCTGCACCTTCTGCTACAGGGTTTTTCGATATAATTGTAGCTAATGATGCCGGTTACACGTTTTTAACAAAAAGCGCTTATAACACTAATCTATCAACACAATACCCTTACATTTCTGGGGTACAGGTAATTACCCCATAATATGTCTTTAATACTATCAGGTTTAGTTAATCATTTAGATGCACGGGCTTTATCAGCTACATTTGTTGATGGTAGAAACCTCATATTAGCCCCTGTACCAGATCAAATTGATCCTAAAGGGTGGACATGTACAGGTTATGATATAAGCTATTCTCTATCTGGTTCGCCGGGTGGCAAACCTTGCTTTAACTTAGTACAGGGTAACATTAATCAAAACAATTTCAATGACTTTTTAAACTATAGTTATATGACAGTAATGATAGCAGCCACTCGTACTGGTCCTAGTTGGATTAGTATGTGGACGGGATTATACAGTATGCGTTACAATAACGCAAAAGCTGGAATTACTATGTTAGCTATTTCTGATAATAACTTTGATCGTAATTTTAGTTATTGGGGTACATATGATTACATAACTACAGCAGCAACAAGCGCTATGAATATAAACACCCCTTATGTTCTTAGTATGGTTGGTAATAGTGATTCTTCTGGTACATTTTACACTAATGCTTCCGCTACTGGTACATATTTAAAAAGCAAAGATCAAGGATATAAAGGTGTTGGTGGGTATGAAGCAGGTAGAGGTTATTTTGTAGGCAAAGTATATGAAGTGTTAGTATACAACAGAGCTTTAACTCCTTCTGAAATTAGTATAAATTCAAACTATCTAGCTGCCAAGTGGTTTAATTAAAAAGCTAGTTTATAATACACCTTTCAATTGTAAGTATATATAAATGGCTGACAACGTACAACCTAATTTCTTTACAAAAGCTTTCAGTAGCTTTGTTAATAGACTACCGTATAGTGATAACACTCAAGTAATTGATAATGTTAGAGAGTTAAATCCAAAGTTTGAAACGTTTTATAAGATTAATAGTTCTGCCAAAGAACGGATTTATGGACAAGCTGTTTCTACAGCTTCAGATAACCCAGTTGTACCTTCTTTAGAAGGTGTTGTAGTTAATAAAGCATATCACGATTATCTTTATGCATTAGTAGATACAGATAAACCAAAACGTATATCTGATTATCGTGTTATGGCTTCTTATGCTGAAATTAGTCATGCATTAGATGAAATTTGTGATGAAATGCTTGTTAAGGATGAAAAAGGAAAATATTGTAATCTAGTTCTTAATGAAAAGAAAGATGATGTTATTGTTAGCGAATTACAAAAGAACTTTAGCAATTTAGTAGATCATTTTAATTTAGAGAATAAAGGCTTTGAATATTTTAGAGCTATCTTAATAGATGCTGAATTGTATTTTGAAAACGTTATTCACGAAGACAAAAAAGATAAAGGTATTATTGGTGTAGTACAAATACCTACAGAACATATTAACCCGATTTACGATAACGTTCAAAATATGTTAATTAAAGGCTTTTTGTTACGTAAGCCTGAAATAGATATTTCTTCTAATAACCGTTATACTGCTAAACAGGTACTTATACCTTTAGAACGTCACCAGGTTTCATATTTTCATTCTCATGTATGGAATGAACACAAGACAATTCGTTTACCTTATCTTGAAGTAGCACGTAGAGCTTATAAACAACTATCACTTATTGAAGATAGTATTGTTGTATATCGCTTAGTTCGTGCTCCAGAACGTTTAGTGTTTAAAGTAGATGTTGGTAATTTACCAGCACCTAAAGCAGAAGCGTATATAAAGCGCTTAATGCAAAACTATTGGTCAAAACGTACATACGATAATGATCAAGGTCAAAACGTTAATGTTTATGACCCACAAAGCATGTTAGATAGTTATTGGTTTGCTAAACGCCCAGATGGTAGTGGTACGGATGTATCAGCTTTACAAACCAACGCAAGCTTAGGTCAGTTAGATGATCTTAATTACTTTGTAAAGAAATTATATAAAGCTTTACGTGTACCTACAAGCCGTTTAGATCCAGAGTCTAAATTTGCTGATGGAGCAGAAATCTTAAGAGAAGAATTAAAGTTTGCTCGTCTTATTATTCGTTTTCAACGTCAGTTTGCTTCTACACTTAAAGATACGTTTATTACTCATTTAAAGTTAAGAGGTCTTTGGGAACAATATAAATTAAAAGAAAGCGATATTAACATATCGTTTAATCCGCCTTCTTATTTCCACGTTGCACGTGAAGCTCAAATACAAGAGCTTAAGTTTAAAACCTTTAGCGACTTAATCAGTACTGAAGCAGTATCTAAGTCTTATGCTTTAAAGCGTTATATGAACTACTCTGATGAAGATATAAAGATCAATAGAGAGTGGTTGAAGAAAGACGCTGCATTTAACTTTGAAATTTCACAAATCACTAATGCTGGACCTAATTGGCGTCAAGCTATTACAGCAGATGGTGGTGCAGCTGGCCCTGGCGGTAAGCCTCCAGGTGGTGGCGGTGGGGGTGCTACACCTCCTTCTTTTGGCCCTCCTCCAGGTGGCGGTGGTAGTGAACTGCCCCCTTTAGGTGGAGAAGCTCCTGAAGCAGGTGCTGCAGCACCTGAAGCTGGTAATGCTCCGGGTGGAGCTACACCTGAACCTGCTGGTAGTGCACCAAGTGCTTTACCTCCAGCAACTTAATTACTACCTTGACTGGTATAATGGATGATAGTTCTGCTTGCGAGCTGTATAATAATATTGGCGGTCCAACTCGAAAAGGTTATAGACTTAAATGTATAACTACTTGATAAAGAACAAGTTCAGCCCATAAAAAATCCGGGGGGTTCTTGATCTTCTTGACGGGTAGTCATTAACTGATCTTCCAGTTCTTTCTTTTCTGTAGTACCTTGAGTCATTAACTCTTGGTATTGTAAAGTACCACTACCGAATAATTGAGTGTTTTGAAACTTACCACGAGTATTTGCTATGTTAATCTTAACAAGAGCTTTTGCATACTCCATTACCCAACGCTCTTTAACTAGATCCTTAATTGGGCGTTCCATGCGACAGGCAACAATAGCCCAATATTGATCATTACCCATATAGTTTTGCTGTGCTGGGTCAGGGGTAATACGTAAAACTTGTGTACGTGGGTCAAAACGGAAATAAGGCTGTTGTGCGAATACCTTTTCACGTGTTTTTAACCAATCCTTTAAAATATGCCATGAAATAACGTCAAATGCTTTACTACCTAAAGAATAAGCAAAGTGCATTTGTTGAGCCATTGATTGTTCAATAGTAAACAATGTATTAACACCGTTATTAGTACCTACATTAAACGATGTTACATCTATTACTTTTCTATAACTATTTAAATCAACATCCCAGCCTGATTGGAAAGTAGAACTTAAAGCTGATACTTCTGGGTTTAAAGTATTATTAATAAGAGTATCCATC